CATAGGTGCTAACCTCAGACGTGCTAACCTCGAAGATGCTAACCTCGAAGGTGCTAACCTCATAGGTGCTGACCTCGAAGGTGCTAACCTCATGGGTGCTAACCTCATAGGTGCTAACCTCGAAGATGCTGACCTCAGACGTGCTAACCTCAGACGTGCTAACCTCGAAGACATCATCACCAACAAATACACGGTTATGCTGAAAATCTAAGGGTTCATCCCTTTTTATTTAATTATTTTACAAGGAGGGGGTGATGCTCTTAATAACCGAAAACACCAACAGTGAAATGTCAGATGGACGATTTATTAAAGAAAAAGATGCAAAACACATTAAAAAACTGTTAAACAAAGTATTTAAATTTAATAATCAAAAAGCCAGTTTAATTCTGGCTCAAGAATTATACAAAGAGTACATCAATTTAGACAGTGCAAGTAATCTTTTTGAGGGACTAAAGGGGGATATTGACACCCTTAAAAAAGTCTATTACCAATACGCAACCACCAAAGAAACAATAGGTGAAATACTTATAGAATCAGGAGAAACACCGGAAGACGCCCCTTTGATAGAAGAAGAAATTCTTAGAAGAATTTCAGTACCTAAACACCTTGGATCATTAAGCGAAAGGATAGAAGACAGCGTTTACATAGTTATAGATCCAGAAAAAAGTGAAACCTTCAAAGAGATAATCACCTACACTCGAAAGGGCGACGAAAATCATAATGATATTAAAATAATTGATGCAGCCCTCAAAGAATTAATAGTTTATGATAATCCTGTTGCAGAGGAAACACGACAATTCAAATCAGTGTGGAGTACAAGATTAAGACCATATCCCCTCACAATTGGGCCTGATACAGCCCCAGAAATTGCTGCAAAACTCAGTGAATCGGGGTATATTATCAAGAAAAGAGAAGGTGAGGACGCTGTTAAAATCTCATTCAACATCTTCATCAAAAAACAATTAGCAGAGATGAAAACAGAAATAGAAAGTCCTGGTTTCTATTTCAACGATAAAGAAGAATTACAATCAATTAAATATGAAGTCAAAGATGAAGTAACAAAAAAAGAACTTCAACAAGCTATAAAAACCCTTGAAGACTTTGCAAGTTATTTCCCAAACCAAAAAGTACAATTAGCCACTGTTTTAAAATGGGGCCTTATAAGTCCGTTTATTTTTGCAATTAAACAAAAAGGAGGATGGGTAAGAAAACCCTTCTGCTATGGTAATGCTGGAACTGGAAAATCAACTTTTGGGAAAATGGTACTTTATATTTGGGGCGAACCTAACAGCGATAGCAACATGATCCCTGGAAGTGGATTTGATACTGAAGCTAGGATAGGGGACCGGCTTAAACAATTTACATTCCCGATACTAATTGATGAACCGGGAGCTTTGTTTGAAAGGAAAGGCCCTTCTGAAATGATAAAAACAGCCATCGAGCAAACAACCAGCCGGGGGAAATATATAGGCCGACGATACCGGACCATCCCCGCTTATGCCAGTTTTATGTTCACATCTAATTACAAATATCCTAATGAAGACGCTTTTAATCGTCGTTTTATGCCTATTCCTTTTTATCGTAGTGAACGGAAAACTCCAGAGCAAAAAGAGAAGTTTGATAAACACTTCAAATTCGATAACATCAAACAATGCACACTACACGATCTTAAACCATTAGGCCAGTACATGGCAATTGAAATCTTAAACAACCCTAAACTACTTGATATTACTTGGCAGGAGCTAACCAATGACCTCATTACTAGGATGTATGTAGAAGCTGGTAAAGTACCTCCAGATTGGATCCTGGAATGGATTGAAATTGAAAGTATGGTGGATCTTGATGAACTTTACAAAGAAAATATCAGGAACTTTTTAGTTGAGGAAATTAATCGGGCTTTTGGTAGTATCCAAATTATGGATGATGAAGGGAAGCCTAAAAAAGATTATAGTAGTAAATTCGATGTTAAAGGGCCTAAAGACTTCAAAGGAATTGTTTGGAGCGTTTTGAATCACAGGCGGCTTTCATGGGCTTTGCTTGGTGCTGATGATACTGTTTATATTACTACTGGTTTTCTTAATGCTTTAAAGAAAAGAGAATGTATTAACGAATCCTTACCATCATTAGGGGATTTATTGGGCTGGAAATATAGTAAGGGGACTATCAAGAGTGCTGGTTTTAGTGGTTCTCATCTCAGAGTTAATCGAGTTAAATTCACTGAGTTCATTTTCCCGTTCTGTGAAGAGGGAGGTCATTGTAAATGAATAGTTTTCCATCAACCCTAATAATGCTCCATCAACCTTCGAGTATGGTTGATGGTCGGAGCATTCTGGGGGTTTTGTTTGGTCTGAATATGGATAAGGTTGCTTTTTCATTTTCATCAACCATTTTCTATGGAAGGGACGTTATACTGGGAAAAAAAGTTGTGAAAAGTAAGGTTGATGGGGTTGATAAGGTTGATGAATAAGGAGGTTGATGGGGTTGATACGGTTGATGAGTTCCACGAATTAAATCCACTTGAAAAAATGTGGTGGATACGATACGCTAAACTCAAAACAGTATGGGAAGAAATCTATCCTGAAAAGGAATTTCCAGCAGAACTACCAGACGGCCCAATATTAACCAAACCATGGAAAGATCCTTTTAATCCTTTAAATGACCAAATAATAAAGGCAGAAAATATTATTGAAAAACAGATGGTGGACTGGGAAAGAATACAAGTAAGTAATGGCCTTATATTCTGTAATTTTCATGATATAGAAAGTTGTAGTGATTGTAAATATCGTTTTAAATGTGAATTGAAAGGAGTTTGAGAAAGATGAAGTTGTCGGATTGTATCTGTGAAAAAATATTAGAAGGGGGACAAAATGGAAGAAACTCTGCAAGAATTTCTAGAAGTTATCAAAGGATTTAAATCAGTGGATATGGATAGGACCAATGTTATATTTGAATTTAAAAAGAAATTAAGAGTTAAAATAGAAATAAACAAGTTTACTTGTGTTGATAGAGCTTTTATGAGAAGAATACCTTTTGATTACCAGATTAAAGGGGATTACTTAATACTATTCCTGGACGCATTCATGGAGGGAAAATAATGTCACCAGGTAATAAAGACCCAAGATTATGCCATGTTTGTGGAAAGCCATTCCCAAAGGAAGAGCCACGGCATTGGAGATTTTTCTGGGGTGAAGATGAAGATGGAAACCTATGGCCAGATGAAGAATTGGGATATAAAACAATTTGCTGTACCTGTGCAGATAGGCCTGGGAAAAAGCCAGAATATCGGGAGAAATGCGTAGTCCACCGTTATCACTGTGAAGAGCTCAGTAAATGGTATCATAATTTCTTTATTAAAAAGGAATTTGTCACTGATATGGATATAGAGGAGTTGGAAAGTGATGTCTAAATATGATGACCTTGCAGCCCGGGAGGGTGTCACACTTGCCCCGTTCACAGGGGGATTAACCTAGAATGCACATAGAGGGGGGGTTCTATTAAGGAATATTGATTTAAAAGAAGAATAAGAGTAGAAGGGAGTGGTCCATACGAAGGAAAGAAAATGTCCAATATGTGGGGAAACATTCAAAATAGAACACCCTAACCAAAGGTACTGCCAAGCCAAATGCAAAATAACGGCAAGGAAAAGAAGTATAGAACTCACAAGACAAAGAAATCAAGAAAAACAAAACAGAAAAAGAAAATTAAGAAAAAAAATAACCTACGAAGCCATAGGCAATGAATACAAACGCAGGGGCAACTTAATGAACCAATACCACACCGGAAAAGGCACAAGCAACCTAAACGAACACCCTAACCCCGACACTAATAAAGAAGAAGTATTAATAATGAATGAAATGAAACGACTTAAACTTGAAGGCTGTTCTAAACTGATCAACACTAAAGGTAAGGAAGCAATCTAAAATTATAGTCCCTGGTGGTTTATGAGGCGGTATGAAAAAGACATTGAATATCTTGAACAGATCCTCAAACAACGATGCCCCTACTGTGATTACTCGCTCCAAAAACCATACAAATCCAAACGGGAATGTGGACGCTGTGATTTCACATTACACGGCAACCCCCAACTTACAGCATACAAAGAAATAGAAGAGCCATTTAACTGGACTGTAAAAGAGGATGAATGCCCCGAATGTCAATCGAAAGATTTGCACTTTGAAACTGATGAAAAAGAATTAGTCTGCCAGGCCTGTGGATTAGTCTTGAAGAGTTTACACCATTATACCGGGCGGATAAGGGTTAATTATCCATTCGGCCATTTCTTTGATGTTAGTCACCTAGAATAATATTTATTTCATTGTCATCCTATGACAACTACAACCATTTTTTTGCACCTCCACGCAAAAAACCACTTTGAGGGGAGAGAAATCACCTGTTTGAAAACATCCATTTTCAGCCCTATTTTTTACCTCAAATGTATTTCTCCCCCCTCAAAAAAAAAACCTTAACTCTTCTAGAAGACTGTATTTAAACTCACAGGGCTTAACAAAAGAATTAATCCCTGTTTTATTAACGATTAATGAGTGATTTTTTATGGCTTGGAAATTATACGAAGGAAACTGCTTCGATTATCTTCCTTTACTGGAGGATAAATCCATAGATATGATTTTATGTGATTTACCCTACGGTACAACAGACTGCAAATGGGACACACCACTACCATTAGATGAGTTATGGGTTGAGTATAAAAGAGTGATTAAAGATAATGGAGCAATTGTACTAACAGCCTCTCAACCGTTTACAACTCGATTAATTAGTAGTAACTATGATATGTTCCGATACGAATGGATATGGAATAAAAAAATCCCCTCTGGTATGACTTACGCTAAATTTCAACCAATGCGACAACATGAACATATATTAATATTTTCTTTAGATTCCACTGTTTATAATCCTCAAATGATAAAAAGGGAATTTCCAATAAAAGGAGGGGGGATGAGTAAAGGGGAAACTACTAATAACCAGAATAAAAAAGCCCTTAAAAAGACTTATAGTTATAAAAACCCAATTACCATTCTTAAATTTGATAAAATTAGAAAAGACAGTTTGCATCCTACTCAGAAGCCTGTTGCACTTTTTGAATACTTAATTAAAACCTACACCAACGAGAATGACCTTGTTTTGGATAATTGTGCTGGTAGTGGTACAACGGGTGTTGCATGTGAAAACCTAAACCGTAATAGTATCATGATGGAAAAAGAACCAGAATACTGCCAAATCATTAAAGACAGGATGGCAACAGTACAAGAACTACAATTAGAGGCAAGGAAACAGAAAACATTGAATGAGTTTAATAGGCAGGCAACTCTTGACATGCCAGCAAAATGATAAAAAGGATTATTATTAAATGGTGATTAATTATGTCATGGAAGTTGTATGAGGGTGATTGTTTGGAGGTTATGTCAACTTTTCCAAGTGATAGTTTTGATATTGTTTTTACATCTCCACCTTATAATTTAGGTAATAATCACCACACCGGAAATAAGAAACATAATCCTTATAATGATAATTTAGATGAATCAGACTACCAAATATCACAAATATCTATTTTAAATGAAATTTACAGAGTTTTAAAAAAAAATGGTAGTTTAATTTATAATCATAAAAATAGGATTAAAAAAGGAATACAAATCACTCCTTATGAATGGTTATTAAAAACAGATTTTGTGATTAAACAAGAACTTGTATGGTTTAATGGAAGTCCAAATTTTGATAAAATACGATTTTATCCAATGACTGAGAGAATTTATTGGCTTACAAAATCACCAAAAACTAAATTAATCAACAATATTAATCATCATGATTTGTTTACTAAAAAAGATTGGAAACCAGAAGGAACTAGTAAAAAGCACACAAGAGCATTTCCACTTAAATTAGTTGAGGATATATTAAAATGTTTTCCAAATTCTTTTAAAGTTCTTGATCCATTTGCAGGGAGTGGAACGGTTGGAATAGCATCTCATAATCTTAATAAAAATTGTGTTTTGATAGAACAAAAACCCGAATACTGCCAGATAATACGAGACAGATTATCGGAATTGAACCTTGAGGAATACCAGCCAGAACAGACTCATAAATTATTAACAGCATTCTAATTTTCATTTAAACCCTTTTTGATGTCACCTTTCCCTAAAGGTGCGGAGGCGGTATAATTTTAAACAATTTTTAAGGAGATGATTAGAACATGGCAGCAATACCAAACAAAGAAAGAATAATATCAGCCCTACTACTCGCAAGCGTAATAGGAATAGCAGGAGCAGAACCACAAATAACAACCTTACTAGGAGAATACGGCTCAATAGCTAGTGTGATCGGGGTAATATTCTTCATAGCACTAAGAGAGTTCATCAAAGAACTAGGACTACAAAAAGGCGACCTAAACAACACCGAAAAATAAAACATTTAGAGAGGGGCGGGACGGATGGACCAAAATGAACAAATGCAAGCGTTACAAATACCACAAAAGAATGGGATATGCAGTGCACACCCCCTCCTAATACAAGAGCTCCGAGACATCAACACTAAACTAGACCAACTCACCACCAACGACACAAAACAAGAAGCAAAAAAAGAAATAATCAAAGAATGGACCGACAGAGGAATAGGTGCCTGTTTTGTATTAATACCACTCATAATTTTTGAATTAATTAAATACTTCACACCATTATAAAACCGAACAAAAAAACGAACAGGAGTTCGACCATGGCAAAATACAACTGGGAAACAATCAAACGACAATACATCCAAGGCATCAAAAAAGAAGACGGCAACAAAACCTACCCCAGCTACGAAGACCTATCAACACTACACGGCCCCAGCAAATCAACCATAAGCAGCCACAGTTCCAACGATCCAGACGGACCATGGGACGAACAACGCGAACGCTATCTCAAGAAAGTCGAACAAAAAGTTGAAGAAAAGAAGTCCGAGATTGAAGCTGAAAACATTGTTGAAGATGATTTGCAATGTGAATCTTTGGGACGTAAGCTTATTAAAATTATAGGCAAGAAGTTAGACTTATTAGAAAAGAAATTGGATGCTGATGAATGGGTTTCTGGTATTGAGATATTGAATACCAGTAGTGCTGCTAGGAATGCCCAGGAGATCATTAAAACTAGCCAGGGTGAAGCTGCTAATATTCAACAGATACAAGGCAAAATTGAAGGCCGGTATAGTGTGACTATGTCTTTGATTTGTAGTGATGAGCATATTGAACATGAAAAACGTGTTTTAAATGACGTCGGCAAAGCCCAAGGAATCACCGATTGATGAAAGATTTCCCCTAGGCCCTGGTACATTTGCTTTGGAGGCGAGTAGTGGCCGGTGGAGGGCTTTCAAACATCTAGTTATTGTTATTGAATTATTGATGTATTTGGTTCAGGGTCGCCTGAACCGCTTAATGGTTTTCATGCCTCCAAGGCATGGTAAATCATGGCTTATTTCTAAGTATTTCCTTGTTTGGTTTCTGGGTAGTTTTCCAGACCTTAGAATCATTTTAACTACCCATACACATACTTTTAGTGCTAAGTGGGGTAGAATAGCAAAGAATCTCCTGGAAAAGTATGGTAGGAAGTTGTTTGTTAAAGAAGTCCAATATGAAGATGAAAATGGAGAAACACATAGAACTCTCCAGCCTAATCAGATTGAACTGGATAAAGCCAGCAATGCCTCATATAGATGGGATATTGCAGACCATGATGGCGGCTTATTCACCTCCGGAACAGGCGGTGCAATCCTAGGAGAAGGGGCAAATGGATTAATCATTGATGACCCTTCTAAGGGATTTAAGAAAGTAAATAGTAAAACCCATCAACAGGAATTAAATGATTGGTTCTACACTGAAGCCCAAACCAGGCTAGACAAAGACATGGACACTGGGAGAAATCCCTGGATAATCTACATAGCCCAACGATTAGGAGTTAAAGACCTAGCAGGGCAAATACTCCATGGATTAACAGAGGATGACCCTGGAGAACCCCATATCACAGCCAGTGAAGCTCTGGAAATACTGAGAAGTGGGGGAGATATAGAACCTGGAACATGGGTAGTGCTCAATCTACCTGCTATTGCAGAAGAAGAAGACATCCTAGGCAGACAACCTGGAGAAGCCCTATGCAGACCAATCAAAAATGAAGATGACCTGGAAAAAATAAGGCAATCCATGGGTTCTTTCCGATTTGAAGCCATTTACCAGGGAACCCCCAGGGAAAGAGAAGGTAAAATCTTTAAACGGGAATGGTTCCTGGATGAAAGAGGAGAAATCCTCGGCAGTGTTCTTACTAATTCTCAAAAGTTACCAGACCCTCTTAATGAACTCAGGTACTGGGATTTCGCCGCCAGTGGTGAAGATGGGGATAATGTTGCAGCTACTAAGACTGGATATTACACTGATGATGAGGGTGTTAATAAGATGGTTGTACGGGGCCTATTGCATGGTAAATATAGTTCAAGTCAAGTACTTAACCGATTCGACACTGTGACAATCAAAGACGGTAAAAGCTGTAAACGAATGGTAGAGCAAGAACCGGGCAGTATGGCCAAACTTCTGATAAAAAAATTCAGACGAAACAGAAAACTCCGAGGCTACCCACGAATCAAAGCCGATAAAGTACAAGATAGCAAACTAGACCGCAGCTTTGACCTGGAAGTCATGGCAGAGACTGGAAGACTGGAATTTGACACTGACAGCCTTACAATGAAGGAAATAAAGAAGATTATTTATGAATTAATTGAATTTACAGGAGAAGAAGGTGGAGAAGATAACATCACTGATACACTTACAGGATCTGCTAGGCATTGGGAACGACCAAGAAGGAAGGTTAAAGTATGAGTAAAAAGAGTCCAGATGCTTTTATCGTTACAAAATCTGATGGTGACTGGGACTTAATCAAAGCATCCGCTCTCAACCGATACGCTATTAAAAGCGAAGAGGGTAGTAAACAGATCGAGGGTGAAGGATGGGACTATAAAGAGTTTTATGAACCACTCTATGATCCACATCATCTATTGGAGCTCCTTGAGGTAAATACGTATCATGCCCAGTGTGTTGATGTAGTGGCCCGTGACAGTGCCGGGAACGGCTGGACTATCAGTAACAAGGCAGATCAGACTGGAAGTGAAGGCGCAAAGAAACGGATAAGAACATTCGTTGAAGGATTATCACCTAATTTAAATAAGTTATTTTATCAGAGGACCTATGACCGCCGGGGCGTGGGCTACGGTGCCCTAGAGATAATCAGACAGGGGCGGAGCAAAAGCCCAGCACAAAGATTAGACCATTTACCAAGTCAACATCTACGGCGTCATCGGGACGGTTTCCGGGTTAAACAGAAGATAGGGTTAAAAGAGGTTTGGTTTGTTATTTATGGTAAAAATAAGGTGGACGGTAAACCCGTAGACGTCCACTGCGAGACCGGTGAAATATGCCCTTACAACAGCCTAAGGAAGGATGAGAGGGCCAATGAACTATTATGGCAGATGGACTACACCCCTAAAAGCAAATACTATGGATTAGCAAAGATCGTACCTGCAATCCCTGCAATACATGGTGACACTAGTCGGTCTATTTTTAACACGGCATTTTTTAAGAATTATGGTATGCCTGCCTTTGCTGTAACTGTTAGTGGTGATTTTGAGGATTATGATAAAGAACCTGGTGATGAGGGTTATGATGAGACTGAAACCCTCCGATACAAGATTTCTAAGCAAATTAAAGAGGTAATGAAAAACCCACACTCTGCAGTTACTATATTAGTCCCCAGTGAAGGTGAAGAAGGAAATGTGGAAATCAAATTACAGCCGCTCTCTGTTGAAACAAAAGAAGCTTCTTTCCGTCTTTATCGAAAAGATAACCGGGATGAAGTAATAGCAGCCCACAGGGTACCGCCTTACCGTCTAGGGATCAATGAAACAGGCAGACTAGGGGGCAGCAACAGCCGAGACAGCACCGAGATATATAAAAACAGCATAGTTGAACCCATACAGACCGATGACGAAGCTGACATCCAACAGTTGATTGAAGAAGTCTTCCCAGGGACACCCTTCAAGTTTGAGATGAATGAAATCGATGTCAGAGATGCAGCTGCAGACATGACCATCGCCAAGGATTTATTCGATCGGGCGGCGATGACCCCAAATGAACTTCGTAATCATTTTGGTGAGCGTTTCGGATTAAAAGAGAGTGATAATCCTTATTTGGATGAGTTTTACTTGCATGGTATTCCTCTCGATAATGTTTGGAGTGGGAGTAACAGTACAGATCCACCAGGCACTGACTCAGTGCTGGATGGCCTAGAGGATGAACTTATAGGAGAGCTTAATGATGTTGACAAAGAGCCAGATAGCCTTGAAGGTGCAGCAGGGAAAAACGCTTTTAACCGGCTTACAGACCGAATACGAGCTACGATTAGCAGCCGAAAAAGCACTAGCCAGTAAACTGCAACATATTTTCACAGCTGCTGAGAAGGCTACACTTAAGAAGTTCCTGGCTTTGTATGGTGATCCTGACATCCTAAGCTTCCAGGCACGGGAGATATTAGAGCCCTGGTATAAGATTGAAACAAAATATAATGACACGATTCTTTATGAAAACACTAAGGCACTCAGGAATGGTCGTATATCTACGTTGGATTTAATTAATTTACAGTTAAACCGTAGTGAACAGTACCGTTTATTTGATTTTTCACCCCGGATCTACACCAACCTCAAAATGCAGACTTTTGTCGCCTCACAGTATACCTTGGAACGGGTCCGGCAAAACATCACAGGCATATTAGCCCAGGGTTACCAGGAAGGACTTGGTATTAAAGATGTTGGTCGAAACCTTAATAAAGAATTTACCAAGCTTAAAGGCTTTGAAGCGAACCGCATAGCCCGAACCGAAATAAACAGCGCCCAGAATATGGGTAATTTTGAAACACTAATTGATTATGATATAAATTATCATCAGTGGTGGACTGGTCAAGATGCAAGAGTCCGAGATTCTCATAAAGAGATCCATGGCCAGATAACCAAGGTGGGATCAAAATTCAGTAATGGACTGATGCACCCAGGAGACCGCACAGGTTCAATTAAGGAATGGATTAATTGCAGATGTACCAATGTACCTTATTTAATGCCTCTTGGCTTTATGGCACCGCCAGGCATGGTTACTTTCCGTGAATCTGATATTATCCCTATTCCTGGAATGACAATAGACAAGCTACCACTTGATTTATGAACCGGAATTTACATAATCAGCTTCAGAAGTTTTACAAAAAGCTTTAATTCATCTTTTTATCCTTTATTATTCCTTGTTTATTAATAAAACAATTAATTCTTATTTTAAATCAAAAAATTAACCCAATTGGAGGTGAAATTATAACAAAAAACAAAACTGAACCCTTAGCCCCGGCTTTCATCGTAGAAAAACACAAAGACCACGTACTCTTCACAGGCACCGCAATGATACCCGATGAACCTGATTGTGACGGGGAAATCTTTACAGAAGATGAAGTCCGTAAATTCAGGGAAACCTACCACGAACACGGTGGAATCATAGACGAAGAGCACACATTCCTACAAAACGGAAAAAGCACCGGAGAACCTGTTGAAGACTATTTGCTCCCTGGAGCAACTAAGATGACTAATGTCTATGGTGAAGAGCGTGAATACCCAAAAGGTACGTGGGTTGTTAAAAGCAAGATAACCGACCCTGAATTGATGGTGAAGGCAGAGAAGGGCCAGATAGCGTACAGCCCAACGACAATAACAAGACAAAGAGCCATGGCACTTGCAGCCCAAAAAGGCAGGACATTAATGAGAGATGTACCGGACGGTGTTGTCTATACGTTGAGTTTAACTACCCATCCTTGCATTGATAACAGTTGTAGTGTGGGTAAGTCTGCGGTGAAGTATGGTGTGTCAATTTCTAAACAGAATAAAAGTATACTTGAAAAGGCCCGGGACATCATTGATAGTTTGATAAGTCCCAAAGAGCCAGATAATGGAGGCGATAATGTGACTAAAAGCGAAGAAGATAAAGATAAGGAATTTGTGACTAAATCCGACCTGGAAGACTTCGGAGACGATTTAGTCGAGAAGTTTAAGGAGGCAACCAAAGAGCCCCCTGAAGCTATTAAATGCAGTGAATGCGACCATGAACTAGCAGAATCTGATAAGTTCTGCAGTAAATGTGGAGACGAAATCTCAACAGAGAAAGAGAAGAAATCCGAGAAATCTAAAGACAAAGACGATGAAGGCAAATCTAAAGCCATCAAAAACCATGACGACGGCAAAAAAGAGACTGCCTACAAATCCATTGAGGAATACGCAGGTCGTGACCTGAAAGGCAGACCTATAAAAGAGGAGAAAAAATAAGGAGATGATAATATGTCAGTAGCACACAAAGCACTATCTGATATAGTAAGTAATAAAGCATCCGCACTCGCCGTGCAAACCTTTAACAAAGCCATATTAAACCCAGAACAAGCGGGAAGATTTATAAGAGAAATAACACGTGAACAGGTAGTGCTGGCTGAGGCCAGTGTAATGAGTATGAAAAGCCATACTAAAAACCTGGATAGAGTAACACTTGATGGCCGTGTACTTCACAGTGGTTATGATGAGGATGGATTAACCAGGGAACTAGACGCTGATGAAAAGGTTAAATTCAAGACATGGCAGAATCAGCTGGTAGCAACTAAGTTAAAATCTCAGGCTGAAATCGAGGACGATGAACTCGAAGACAACATCGAAGGCAAAGCATTTGTAAACACCCTACTAGACCTCATTGCAGAAGGAATCAGCGATGATACTGAAGTATGGGCTTTAGGTGCAAACAGTGATGAAATAGAGATTGCAGATGATGATTTACTGGCAACAACCAAAGGGTGGTTACACCGCAGTGCATATAATGTCTACGACATAGAAGTAGCTGATGGTAAGGATGTTGAAGGACTATTTAAGGCTATGCTGGAATTAATACCAAAGAAATTCCTGGGTAATAGGAATAAATTCCGGTTTGGTGTACCATTTGAATATGAAGACCTATATAGGGATGAACTCGCCAGCCGTGGAACCAGTTTAGGTGATGAAACCATCCAAGGATTCAGACCCTTAACTTATCGTGGTATCCCTGTTAAACATGTGCCCAGTCTGGATGACACCACACTACAAGAATTAACAGGAAGTCCAGCTGCAATGCTCTACACCCCATCTAATCTTGCTATGGGTATTTACAGACAGATTGGAATGGAACCTGACAGGCATCCAGCTAAAGAAACAACTGAATGGGTTGTAACCATGCGTGGGGATGTGAACCTGGTTAATGAGTTCATGAATGTTTCAGCATTCCCTGACCTTGAGGATCCAGATACCGGTTCATCAGGTTCATCAGGATAATAAAACCTATTATCCCTCTTTTTTTAATGGAGTTGATCAAACATGCCATTGCCTGAATGGAAAAACTTAAAACCAGAACAGAAAACACCCCGTAGCCAGTATGAACTGATTAAAAAGGAATTAGACAAAATACAAAAACAGACAACTAAAAAAACAGGTAAACCAGTTGAAAAGACAATTAAAGCCACTGAACCACCAAAGGAAGCCCAAACAGTAAAAAAAACAGAGAAATGAATATACCCGAAATCATTCATGGTATCTGGTTAGGGGGACGTATACCTCTTAAACTTAAGAACTATCGCCGGTCATGGAAACGATATCACCGGGACTGGGAATTCAAGCTTTGGACTGAGGATAACCTTCCTGAATTGGAGAATCAAACCCTTTATGATAAAGCGATAACCTATGCGGAAAAATCTGATGTAGTTCGTTTGGAAGTGCTTAAAGAGTTTGGTGGTGTTTATGCAGACATGGATTACAGCTGCATAAGAAATATCACCCCATTAATTGAGGATGCGGATTTCTTCATAGTTCAAGACGGTAAAATATGGAAAAAAAACCATCCCCGATATGGTATACCCTATTTAAACAACGCTTTCATAGGATGCACCCCTAATCACCGGCTTATTAAACTTTTAGTTGATAGTTTACCCGGATTTGCACTGGAAAACAAGGATTATCATGTTTGTTTCCGCACAGGCCCTGGATTTGTTTCTCAAATGCTTAAAGATGAAGATATCCTTCGATTAGAAAATTGGAAGATTAGACGAAAATACGCCAAACATCACTATGAAAACAGCTGGAAGGATATTGAACCACAACCCCAACTATGGCCCGGGGATTAAAGGAAATATAAAACTATGATTACCTTTAATGACTATGGCCGTGGTTTCTCTACTAAAACAGGGAAACGAGAAGCTGTGGGGTGGATTAAAGAGCACGTGCCCATGGATGCGAAGATCCTCGATGTTGGTTTTGGATGTGCAATATATGCTAGATTACTAAGGAAAAATGGTTATAAAAACATTGACGGAGTAGATGTCTATGAACAGGGTATTAAAGAGCTTAAACTGGAGCGCTATTATCGTCGCATATTTATTGATGATATTCTGGATTTCAGTTTTACTTATTATGATCTGATCATCCTGGGAGATGTCCTGGAACATTTGTCCTTGGAGGATGCCCAGGCACTACTCGGGGGATGGATCCGTAAAAACAAAATGAATCACCTATTAGTCAGCATCCCCTTCCAATTAAAACAGAGCAGTACACACGAAAACCCCCATGAAGAGCATCTACAACCAGAAGTAAATGCAGATTACATGAAGACTAATTATCCTTACCTGGAACTCTTATACTCAGCGGAAATGGAAGACGTACCTGGTAAAACTATTGGCATCTACACTTGGAGGAGAACCTTATGACTTATTGCACAGTTGAAGAAGTTAAAGAGTTAACCCAAATACGACCCGATCAACTCGGCTTGGAAGCAGAAGACACCGATGGGCTTGACACCATCCTTAACAGGTGGATAGGCTACTGTACAAGCCTAATCGACGCCCACACCCACACCACATTTGAAGAAAGTGTTCCGGGGGCTGTATCTTTGGTTTGTCTAAGGGCTGTCGCAAATATGGTTGCTTTTAGCCAGACAAGGAAAAACACGCCTTTGATTAAGGTGAATGATTGGAAGGTTACGGTGTCGAGTAGTGATATACTTACCAGTGACTTAAGAAGAGATTTAAAGCCTTTTGTGGTGGATAAATCCAATAAAAGTGATAGTATTGACTTTTTTGCTATAACTGGTGACTAAACCATGGTGTCCATGGATGTTGAAATTGAACTCAAGAAGGGCGAACCTCAAGGCGCTATGGGTAAGATTGTTAAACGTGCCATCCAACTCAGCCGTATTGAGTTAAAGGGAAACCTACAACGAAACAGCCCCGTAGATGAAGGAAAAATGCAGGGTGGATGGTTCCTTGCGACGGTTCCTGCCCCCGGTGGTAAGGTTTACAGCAGTGCCAAGTACACATCCTATGTCAATGACGGAACAGGTATTTATGGCCCCAAGGGAAAGAAGATCGTACCCAAAACTAAAAAAGCCCTTAAATTCGTCTATAAAGGAAACGAAGTAGTGGTTAAATCAGTTAAAGGTATCAAGCCCCGCCGATTCGTCGAAAAATCTATCACACAGACTGAAAAACGTAGTGATGAATTCGTGATAAGAGCTACACTGGAAAACCAAGGAGACCTATAAAAATGACGGCACTACCATTAACCGAGGGACTGGCAGCACCGCCCAGGATAATAGAAAACTACTTAACAGTTGAAAAGACCGAAGATGGGATTCTTACCGACCTTCAACAGATCATACCCACCCACCAAACCGATATCGTTTTAAAACCATCAACAGTTTGGATACGTGAACATCCTACAGTAGTTGAAACAGGAAAAGACTATAATCTCTCAAATACCCAATATCTGATGACTCCCTACGAATTTATCTGCATAGAAACAGGTAAAACACCATCAGAAAGAGATAGTAAAGCTCGTAATCTAGCGACAAGAGTCGGAGCATCCATTATTAAAAACTTCAACCGAGTTAAAAGTGACCCTGATGATCCCGATCGAATGTTCCAAAACGTACGTTTCAACACATTTATACCTGACGGAGCGGTGGAGATAGAGGGAAAGGCCGAGGATGTGCCGGCTGCTGCGTTGATTCTTGAGTTTGTGTATCCTATTCAGTGGATGTACTGTAGACGATTATAGAAAAATTAAATAAAAAGACTTTTTTGGAGGTTAATTAACCATGTCAGATGAAGTACAAAGAGTCGTAGGACTCATAGAAGAAACAAATTACGGAGTAGTACCCACAAGTGGGAGTCCGGCTGTAGATAGCGGCCCTGATTTCCACATGGAAATTGAGGACTCTAGCATAAAAATAGAGGGCGACCCACTTAAACTAGCAACAGGAAGCCGGGGAACAAAGATTGTAAGGCCTGGAACTTACCTACCCAGCCCTGAACATAGCGGTGTAGTTGATCTTAAACAGATAGGCCACTACCTGAAAGGTGTCCTGGGGGATTATGAATACACCGCTGGAACACCTGGAAGCCCCGGTACGGCGAATATTCATGAATTTTGGGGTGGAGAAAAACGTAAACTACCTAGCTTCACACTTTATGGCCACTTCGATGAATTCATAAAAAGATGCCAAGGTACCATAATCCAGTCCATCAGTATGGAAGTGTCCAATGAATTCCTGAAATTCACTGCAAAGTGCGTAAGTCAGAAGGACACTATGATTAAGGATATGCCCACTGCAGCTGAGCTGAAAACAATCGAAGGTATCGTGCCACTCGCTTTCTATGATGTTGCATTGGAGTTTGATGGTGCAGTACCACCTGGTATTGTCAGTAGCTTGAAATGGGAGGTCAGCAATGACATTAAAACCGACGATGCCTTTGGAATAGGTAACTCTCGTTTCATGCTCATAAAACCCACCGCAGGCGCAAGGACAAACACCTTAGAGATGGAGGTTTCCCTGGAACCCGAAACAGTCAAGTACATTGAAATGTTTGAATACGGAGAAGAGGGCGCATCTACCCCTAGTAATTGTAAGATTGCTAAAGTACCTATCAAGATTACCCTGGCCAGTATTTGTGATAATCCACTTGAAAAACTTACCATCTACTTCCCAGACTGCATGTCAACAGTTGAATACAGCGCATCTGGATCCGATGCAATTAAAATGAAACTAGCACCGGAAGCCCTGAAAACCACTAATGTGGAACTGGCTGATGGATTGACTGAGGTACAAGCGGATGTGTATTGTAAGTTGGAGAACTTAATTCCTGAGATTGTGCCTGGCGGCGTGGATATGATAGAATAAATTCCCTTTTTCCTTTTTTTTAGCATTAAATAGACTGAATTACCTAGGAGATAATTAGAATGGTAGCAAGTAAAGAATCAATATTAGAAAAAGCAAAAAAGCCACAACTAGTATTTATAAAGTCAATGGAAGATGAACTCCCTTTACGCCCGCTCAGTAAAAAAGAGGCCGTCGAAGTTGAGAAAATAGAATCCAAAGCATACGGAAAATTCGAGACAAACGAAAAAGCCAAGACCAAACGAGGAATGAGGCAAAAAAAGAACGCAAATGTTGAATCAGAACTCGAAACCAAAGGTACAATTGACCTTGCTAAAATGACAATAGCAAGTCAGGCAGGAAAAACAATGGCTATCTTCATTAGTATAAACAATGACCACCCCGATGCAGAGAAATGGACTAAAGAAGAAATCGAAGGCATGACTAACGATGATTTCGATGATGTTTTTGAGGCTGTGCGGGAGATTTCAGGTATTGGGATAGAAGAGGACGAGGACGAAGAGGACTTTCAAGACTGAACGCAATTGTACGATACAGGATATACAAAACGGGGTTAATCAACCCCAACTCATCTATTTAGACATCTTAGATGATGTGGTTCCTTTACGTCCAATATCCAAAGTAGAGGCCCGTAACATTAGTGAGGGAGACCCTATAGAACTCATCGTATTATCTCTTAATAATAACCATCCAGATGCAGATAAATGGACTTCAGAGGACGTAGAACGTTTAACAACACACCTAATTAAAGAGTTACTCCTGGAGATCCAGGATCTGTCTGGTTTTAACATCTCACAATTCAGCATCGACGCCTTGCTTAGGACTGATGAAGCACGTAATATTATATGGCTTGACTACTGTGGGTATCATTTAGCATCATCTCAAGCTGATTTAACAGGACCTCAAGAGTACTTTATCACCAAAGGAAGGTCTCAACTATATAAAGAGATGAATCAAGTCAAAAAATAGAAAAAAAACTTTCTCCTGGGAGGATCTATGCTATGGCTATAATGACGATAATCATAAAAGCAATCGACAAAGCATCTGAAGTTGCTGTTAAAGTTGGTAACGCCACTAAAGGGCAAATGGACAAAATAGCCCAAGCAACCGACAAGGCACGGCAAGCAGGGGACCGATTTACTGGTGCTGTTGTTAAAACAGGTCAAAGTGGGATGTCTGCCTATGCCCAGCTTAGTAACGCTCAACAGGAGTACATTAACAAAGTGACTAAGGCTTCTGGACTCCTTGATAGGATGGGGTTATCGGGAACGCGAGCTGGAAATGCTATTTTAAAAGGTTTTGACCTTGTAAATAATGGAGTAAACCGAGTTAAGTCAGGTGTGGAAACTCTTAAACAGAAGATTGAAAGCACTACCGTCGGTAGTAAACTGATAACGGGATTTAACACGGTTAAAAATAAAGTAACCGAAGTTGTCCAGAAAATACGGACAGGATTCGCCCAGGCACTCGACAATGCAAAAAACAAAGTCGAAAGCCTGCAGAATAGTATGGGCGAACTCGGAATGGCAGTATCATCCGTTTTCGGAGCCCTCGGATTAGGTAGTATATACGAAGCTACTATCGGTTTAGCAATGGCCCGTGAACAAATGACAGCCCTTATGACCGCAACAATGGGCTCAAAAGATGCAGCGGTCGATTTCATTGGTTCATTAGATACGATGACCAACTCATCCTTGATATCTTTGAATGATCTTGGTAACGCAATGGCTAAGATTAAGATGTCAACGGGAATGACCAATGAGCAATTAAAGCTTATAAGCCCGACCGTAAACGATATAGGTCAAAGAGCTATCCTTATGGGTAAAAGTACCCAAGAAGCGCAGGATTTAATGGTCGCTTCCTTCCGTGGGCTTAACGGCGAATTTGATATGCTGAAGACCAACTTCGGCATAACAAGACAAGCCTTGTTAGACGCTGGTTGGTCTGGAGCGGCCGAGGATGTTGAAGGTTACAACGCCGCCCTTCAAAAAGTCCTTGAAAATGGGGGTTCAATGGATGAGATGCTTAAAACCACCCCCGGACAGATAGCCCTGGTTAAGAAAGCATTTAGCACCGCTGGAAGGGAGATCGGGGAAATATTTATCCCAGTGATTCAATCAGTTTTAGCTTTCATGTTGGAACTCAAAAAGACGAATCCTATTGTTTTTAAACTTATTATCGTATTCGGAGCTTTAATTTCAGCATTTGCTATGGCACTTCCGGTTTTAGGTAGTGTAATTGGTAGTTTCAAATCACTTCTTATTTTCCTTGGTATTCTGCAAAATACCAATAATGCAACTACACTAAGCACAATTAGGCAAACTGTGGCTGAAAAAGCCCGTTCGGTAGCACAAAGGGCTTCAGCGGCGGCTGGATGGATAGCGACCGCAGCACAAAACGCTTATACATTCGCAACGAGTGGTAATGTCATAGCAACCATACGAAGCACAATAGCTATGGTTGCTCATAGAGTGGCTATGATTGCGGGTGCTGCAGCCACATGGTTAGTAACTGCCGCACAAACTGCCTTAAATTTAGTTATGAGCATGAATCCAATAATGATCGTAGTTATAGCGATAATTGCATTAATTGCCGTGTTAGGATATTTATATTACAATAATGAAACAGTTAGGGCGGCTATAGATGGATTATGGCAATCAATACAACAGTTAGCCGGTTGGATATGGGGCAGCCTTATAGCTGCATGGAATGCACTTACAAGTGCCCTGGCACCGGTTGGAGCTGCATTACAAAAATTAGGTGGGGCTATTCTTGACAGGTTAATACAGGCCTGGAATGGTTTAATGTCCATCCTTGCACCTGTTGGTGATGCTTTTGGTCAACTCTGGGCTGCTATTTCAGGGGGTGGTGCTGCAGGTGCTAATGATATATTTACTCAATTATGGGGTATCTTGCAACAGGTTTGGAGTGTTATTGTCCAGCTTGCAGAGATATTTTGGAGCACCTTCGGCCCAGCGATTATGATGGTCGCTGGTATTGTCCAGGACTTCTTTGGAGCTGCTCTGCAAACCGTTTTTGGCATCTTGGGTGCTATTATTGAGTATATAGCTACTTTAATTACTATCCTTGCTGATTTGATAGCGGGTAATATTACTTTTGAGGAGGCGATGGGAAAGGTTTGGAATGCAACCGGCACGTTGGTAATGCAGGTTCTCACTGCTATTATTACTGGTATTGGCCAGTTTGCAATTGAACTGGTACAAAAAGGGGTTACGGCGGCTCAGAACTTCCTTACTGGTATTATCACCTGGTTATCACAGCTACCAGGTAAAGCCTGGGCTTTACTTCTTTTAGTTATTGCTAAGGCTTTAGCTTGGAGAAATCAGATGATAGCCCGGGCGAAAGATGCGGGTACTAACTTTGTAAATAATGTAATCAACTTCCTTAAAACCTTACCAGGTAAAGCTTGGACTTGGTTCTTGAATACTTTGAGTAGGATTGTATCATTTGCAAGTCAAGCTTACAGTCGAGCAACCACAGTTGGAAGTAACATCATAAACGCTATAGCAAGTTACCTTTCCAGTTTACCAGGCCGGATGTATCAGTGGGGAGTTAACGCTATAAACAGCTTTATTAATGCTATAATAAACGCTATACCTGGACTGCGCAGCGCCCTTGACATGGTTGCCAGCTTATTCCCACATTCACCACCAAAAGAAGGACCACTGGCTACGATTACTACAGCAAACATGGAAGCCTATGGTGAATCCCTTGGTGAAGCCTTCGCAGCAGGAATCAATAATACCACTGGAGATATTTTCAGCAACCTAACACCTCCTGGACCTGTTGATATACCTGTCGCTACCTCTCCAGTGGCGGGTGCAGTGGCTGCTATGCCATCACAGAGTGTAACAACTACTATAGGTATGGATACCACTGGCCTTGCAGCGGGTAGTGGTCAGGCTCAAGCGATTGTTGCGGGTACTGTATCTTTTGCGAATGAACAGTACGGTCAGATGCAGCAAAATATTGGTAACACCTGGAACCAAATGGCAACCATCACCCAGACCGGTTTTAGTGGTATTCAAAGTAATATGCAAACCACTCTTAACCAAATTGTAGCGAATAATCAGGCTGGTTATCAAAGGATACAGGGTAACACCGCATCCACACTTACAGCGTTGTTGAATGATAACCGCACCAAATACAACAGTATACAAAAGAATATGAGCAGCACGCTCACCACAATAACGAATGATAACAAATCAAAGTACACGAGTATTCTGAATACCACAAAAAGCACTTTAGGCACTCTTCAATCCAAGACTAATCAGTCTATGGGTGAGGTTAAGAAATCCTGGAATGGAATGCGGACGAGTCTGATAAGCGCTGCTAGTCAGGTACGCAGTCAGACAACTAGTGAGATTAACCGTTTAAGTAGTAATATAGGTACATTCTACCGGAAAATAAGAAACCCTATCCTTTTCCTTGCAGGTCCAATGCCCTACCGGTACCAAAACAAGCCAATGAGCAGTTTACCTAGGGGTCGTTTTGCAGGACCTGGACCTGGATCTTCAGGATCTAGTAGTGAAATACATAAGTTAGATAGTGCTCCAGCTATACCATGCCAGAACCCGTTAGATTGTTATTATGCTGGCTGGGATTACAGTGATCCTTGGTATCGGACGATAATGCAGTACGTGAATAATTATCGCCCGACTTTCGGTGACCTTGGAAATATGGGCCTCACGGTTGGTAGTTTCAAGAATAGCACATTCCCGATAATGGGAAATATGCAGGCATTTGACGCCGTAGCCAGGAAACTAATCGGTGGGACCCGATACTCATTTTACTTTAACAGCCGCGGGTCTCCATACCAAATGGCCCAGTCTGGAGCTTTCAACTGTTGGGATGGAGCTATGATCATGCTCGCCCTCGCCAATGCTTTCGGACTTTCCGGGTACATGGCTCATGGGTACTGGGGAGATATAGGACATGTATGGGCGGTAATTAATGGTAAAACTTACGATACAACCGCCTATCAGGGAGGGTATGGTTGGTCTTCACCTAAGGTTCACGCAGGGCCGGCGCCGTCGAGTTTCAGTACAACAACTGCTTCTGGTTCTAACGTTTCTGAGTTGGAAATACATGAAACCTTGGACTTAAACCTTACTTTACAGTTTGAAGACTTACCAGACAGTATTGATGAAGAATCCTTGAAATCATGGCTTATGAGTGTGATCAATGACAGTGAACTTGTCCGGAAACTAGTTAAAGACCGTGGTTTCCAGGAATGGCTTAAAATAGAGATGAAAAAGACTGAGATGAAAGATAAACGAGTTGCTGGTTCATAAAAAAAAGGTGATTATATTATGGAATCTTTTACAAACAACCCCACGGAGTGGAGTATAACTGGAAATTTAATCGGAACATTGCTAGGAGAATTAACGGACTTATCAGGTTTCACCGGAAATCATAGTACTGTTAGTGCAGGTACTACTCGCGAGATCGACGGTAAAAACATTGCTTTTATGAAAGTAGATTACCAGGCCTAAAGGGAGATGAATATCAGTGACAACAGTAACTAAGTACCCCACAATCGTCGTGAACGATTCTAGCCTCGTCGCGGGTGAGGTGAACTGGAGCAGCCTCAATAATATCAAGGCAGCGGATGATACCGACGCACAATGCACCGTCCAGGGTGGAGGGACATTCACTGGTAGTAGCCAGGATGACCCCACATCTGCATCAACCAGTGGTAGTGGTGCGAATTGGTTTGATCCCGGGGCGGCGGCGGATGGTAGTATATATTATTATGCTGATGTTTATGCGGGTGGTGGTGAATGGAGCCGATATCTTCAACTACGTGGCATGAGCTTCAGCATACCCACCACCGCGGCGAATGGTGGTGCTAATGAAGTTTACAAGGTGAAAGTTGAGGCGGTATGTAGTGGCCAAGGAAGTGGCAAGACTATGGAGGTCCGCCTGGTAACCACCTCCGGGTCAGTGTGTAGTCCTATCCAGAAAACCATGCCCAACAGTAAGGCTACTTTGACTTTTGAGTATAGTAATGATGATTGGGGTTTACCCGCTGCTAGGAGTAATAGTACTGGTTTAGGGTTAAACATTCGCTGCAGAACCAATAATACCAATGCTGGTGTTTATTTTGTCCGCGTAACCGTCTATTACAAATCAGGTACTACAACAAGCAATCCCAACGGTATTTACGCTACTGATTTTGACTTTGACCTCAAAGATAACGCTAAAATAAACAAGGTACACGTGGAATGGGAGGAATACCTCCGAAACAACAGTGGGGGAACATCCAATACGCCCCAGATACCTGGGAAAGAAATCATACTATTGAAAGCGAATGATGGTGATCACGTTGCCAAAGAGAGTGTTATTGGAGTTCCTACCAACCGAACCGTCCGCACACTAACATTTACAACGGCGGATATGCCAGATGTCCGACGGTCGAATATTGAGGACCCTAATTTTGGGGTATATTTGAATTTAGATGCTAATACGAGCGTGAATCCCGGTAAGGTGTACCTTGATTTTCTACGACTCGTAGTGGATTACACTGACCCCACTTACGCGCTAGCAGCGACACTAACATCCGGTAAAATCATAGGTGAACAGGTAACCTATGTATTGACACTGCAGAATACAAATAATTGTCATCAAGGCGTGGATATACCAGTAAGTATTAGCATACCTGCCGGTTTAAGCGTAGCAAGCCAATCTGGTGATGGAACTTACAACACCGGGACGGGTAAATGGAACGCTGTACTTAATAGTCAAAAGAAAGCAACCCTCACCCTGGTATTAAATACAAGCGCATCAGGCAGTAAGACAATCACCGCATCGGTGGATGGTTTCTCTACCACGTTAAGCAAATCCACCACTATACTAGCACCAACCTATACCTTAACAAGCCCACGGGTACAAGAGATTGTCACTGAGACATATAATGTGACCTACACTATCACTGTTGGTGTGAATACTAGTGCGGTATCCTCTGTTGGGGTTAATATTCCCATCCCTGCCGGTGTCCAGTATGTGTCTAGTAGTGGTAATGGATCATATAATAGTGGAACGGGTGTTTGGACGGCTGAATTTATTAATAGAACCGCAACCCTTACCTTCACAGTGAAGGGGATTACCGTGGGTGTAATATCTCAAGTTATTACGTGTGGTGGGGCTAGTTTCACAAAAACCATTGAAGTCCTACCTGCTAATCTAACCGTTCCATACCATACTGAGAAGGATCTGCCAGATGAAATACTCGCATACCTCCAGGATGGGGAAATCTACACAATCAGTTGTTGGGGCATAGTAACCGACACCGCACTTGAATATGTCTATCCCGGGGATAAAAACTTCGCATTCAGCATAATAAATGGTGTAAATGAGTATCTGAGCGATAAACCCACCGCATTAAACACAGTGACACGGATAAGCACTACTTTCATCTATAACGCAGACGCACCCATCAAACTAAGAGAATACGGCCAATGGCTTGAGATAAACCCTCAAAACGCCAGTGTTGAGTTTGGAGGGTACGCCATATACCATGAACCACAATTAGAAGATAATCCTAATCTCTTAGAAGGAACAACAAATAGGGAGAATGTGAGTACCGGTTCAGATACTACAGAAGACATAAGTGGAGCGGCTAATTACGGTGGTGCAATTGTAGAATCAAGTACTGAGTGGGCTGGTGAAGGAGAGAGAAGTTGGCATATAACCATGCCCGGCTCAAATATAACAGAAGCAGTATACTTCTTAATGAATTTAGCTGATAAAATCCCCGTTATTGCAGGAGAAAACAGAACAACCCTCCTAAAAATCACAGGCAGCGGAACATTCGAAATACAAATCACCGGCAGAGACGCAGTAGGGACAACCACCGCAGACTCAAAGACAGTGACGGTAACCGCGTCAGAAACCCCCCAGTACATCCTTATAGATTATCTGCCCACAAAACCAGAAACGGCATTCTATGATATCGAAATCTGGCAAATAAGCACTCCTAACACTGTAGACATATACATAGACCAAATCAAAGCCTACGAGAAGAATCCATTAGAAAATATAGCCCACCGAATAGACTATGAGCTTCCAGCTATGCTATTCAACAACCCAAACCTTTTATTAGGTGATGGTGATTATGCAGAAACCACGTTAATACCTGGTCGCAAGGATGGTGTGTTATTCCCCGAACTCCTTTTCGGAGGCCTTGAAGAGGACAGTGAAGTCATCATCAAGGGGATTGAAATCAGTGGGGACCTTGAGGTCAGTAATGATATCAGTATAATGGCAACCCTACGCCATGGGGCAGAGAGTGTATCTCAGTCAATACCTGTCACAGCAAGTAGTACAGACTTCAAAATCGGCGGAGAACGTGACAAATGGGGACTAAACAAGATATCGCTCAGTGATTTAACGTTCATTTTATCTCCCATCGCAGTGAGTGTATTTAATGTCATTGTTAGACTACGGAACATAGCAATCACCATCCATTACATGTTCGATGAAACAGGTGGGAACCCTGGCTTCACCGTTGACGGAATACACAGCCGAGAATACAGTATATTCACCAGTCCTGAAGAAGACAGGCCAGAAGGATTAAATATTGATTTACAGACGAGCAAACTCGCTATGAGTGATGGTGATAAAGTAGGAGTGATGACCGTCACTGGGAAAGAAATAAGCCTTAAATTCCAGTTGATAGGTGATACAGACAGTGAGATACTGGGAAAAATCAAAGAAGCTACAACATGGCTCACACCCACCAGGGATGGCGGTAAAAAACCAGTTACCAAGGAACTTTGTTTCGATGGTGATAACAGGATCTATGATGTTATACTAGCAGATAGTATCAAAGTCGATAAAAGCAAAGGTGCTGTTTGGTACTGCACTGCTAAATTCTTATTACCCTCCGGTACAGCACGGCTACCGAAAGACCCAACCGGTAGTACTGGACGGAATAACGGTATCACACCGATTAAACCGGTTTTAACAGTGCTTTGTGATGGATCAAGTGAAATTTTTATCACAGAGTTCTACACCGCCCAATACATGAAAATAGAGCACCAATTCATAGCTGGAACAGTCCTAACAATCGACATACAGAACAGGACAATCCTCGACCAGGATGGAACGGACTGGATGAGTAGTGTAAGCTTTGACAGTTACCTCATCACTATACTTGAGAAGAGCAATTATGACTTCAGCGGTAGTACAGGGGTAACAATTCAAAAAGTGGAATTTGAGGAGGCCTACTAAGTATGGCTGATCATTCACTTGAAATACTAGTCCTAACGGGTGATGAGAAATACGCAGGCTTCCTCGACCCGGACGTAACTGATATCACTGAGATAAACAAGTATGGGGGTTTAAGGGAACTGGTAATTGAACATCCCATGGGTGATGATAGTCAAAACTATGAAGAAATACTCATACAAGGTAATAAGATTTGGCGTAATGAGACTGAAGACCAAAAAGCATGTTTATACATCCTCAATGATGATCTCGATAAAGATCAATACACTAACACATTAACCATAACTGCAGAGGAGGTCCTTGTAGAGCTCAACGATGCAGGTGTCATGGAGAAATCAACAACGATAACACAGACTGTCAATGGTGCTAACTTGACTAACTGGTTTGGTGATTATTTTACAATTGGAACTGTGGAATCTGCTATTTTAAAGTCATCAATTCTCTGGCAGGGTACCGTGAACCGGATGAAACTGCTCCGATTTATTGAAGAAGAAACAGGGAATACATTTGTAACTCGGTATGAGAAAGACCCAAACAGCAATATAATTCATCGTTATCTTGACCTACTACAAAACCCTGGAACAGTACACACTATACCACTTGAAGTAGGTGAGAATATTGAAAACATCACCGAAAACACGAATGAAAGCGACACATTCAACGCCGTAGCACCACAAATCAGCGAACAGGAAAGCACCGGCAGCGTTGACATGCCTAAAATCGCGGATGTGATGAGTCAGTACAAATCCCTCGCCGTGAACGTAGGACAAAGTATCCCTATGTATTATGAAAAAGACAGCCAAGGCACTATAGTAAGCACTACATACTGGAATGCACCATACAAAAAGGACGCTGGCTCCTGGGAAGTTTACCTAGCCCCCGAACAAATCAACGCAAACTATGATAAAATATACAGGAAAGAAGCCAGTATAACCCATGGACGTAAAGTTGGCATAGTTGAAACAAGCGAAACTGATAAGTATATGATATACAACGCCTGCGCATTGAAACTAATGGATAAAAAAGACGTTGTCATCGGAACAGAGACAAAAATCATCACCATACCGGGACTACCTGGATCTGATGTACCCTATAACGTGGGTGATACGGTCTATATCAGGACACGTACCGGTGGCGTAGTGAGTGCTAGGATTGAGGAAACAAAAAAGAACCCACGTAATCCTGGGCAATCTGATATTAAAATAGGGAATATACTTACCCGGACAACCGCAAGCAGGCGTGACATAAACCGCCCCGCAGGCATAGACAGTTACACCTTAAGCCAGATATTCGGGGAAATCTCGGATGTATCTGAGAGCATACCTGGAGTGGCGGATGGTAGGATTAATTCGTTATGCCCCGGAATAGCAGACACCCGAATAAATGCTCTTGCACCGGGGATTGTTAGTAATAAATTATCTGAATCAATTATTTTTAACGGTTCGGGAACTGTAAATAAAGCGACTATTTCAGATCTTGATGGGAGTTCTCAGAAAGTCTATAAAGTGCAGGGGAGGTATTATGTTATTGCTGCGACTGGTACTCCGCAGTTATATATCCAATTAAACGGTGATATTGGTACTAATTATGATAATGAAAGGTTAAGTGTAAGTGAGGGGGTAGTAACGGCCTTGAGTAATGATAATAGTACTAATATCTCTTTATCGGCTGGGGGTGTTGCTACAAATCCAGTAATCATCCTCTTTGATATTACTGTTCTCAATAATAATGGGGGTACACAGGGAGTTCAAGCCCATGTTACCATTAGAGATTACACAACAGGTTCAGTAAGGATGTGTATAACTACCGGAGTTAGAAAAGTCAGCGAACATATCAATAAAATACAGATAGGGGTTGCAGGAAGTGTAACAGAGTGCAATTACAATTTCAAGGTAACAACACCACCAATACCTTAAAATAGGCATTATTATCCTCTAAATTCTGATTTTTTTTGAATTATATTTAAAATTCCTTGTTTTATCAATCAACAAGGCTTTTGGAGATAAGAAAACATGACAAAAGTAGTAATATACAACGGCACAGGCGCCGGCCTGTATTAAGCTTATTTTTAATATTTAAAGAAGGAAAAATGGAGTGATTAGAAAATGCCTATACGGATTAATACGAAATTTGAACAAGTATTCTATAATCTCTACGGCTACAGCAAAGCCGTTTGGGGATATAATATAGCTGAAGACAACGTGGATGGTCCGCAGACACAGAAGGTCCGGAAGTCCTTTCAGAAAATCCAGAAAATAGTTGATGATGGTAAAACAGGGCCTCAGACACAAAAACAGATAAAAAAGGTTATACAAGAAGATTTAAACCGTAAAGGGATTAGTAAGCTTGCCATTGGTGTTAATCTAGCTGTGGATGGTGTTGATGGACCCGTCACAGATAAGGTTATATTGAAATTACAAAGTCTTAAGGGTTTGAAACAGGACAAAATCCTGGGAATCGTTACCTTAACAGCTTTGGCTTATTATAACAGTACAGGAACTAATATTAGTACTACGGGCTGGGCAAGGATTATTTACACACGTGACAGTCAGGATACCAGTTATACTTGTGGTCCTTCAAGCCTGCGAATGGCGTTCAGCGTCTACGGGTTAAATATAAGCGAAGACTGGCTAAGAATAAAAGCAGGCTCAACAAAAGATAACGGTACTACTATTGAGAACATGATAGCGGCAGTTAAAGCTGTTAATAGTGCGTACGGTACGAAATTCACAAGTAAAAACGAGACATTCAAGGACTGGGAAACACTCAGGAACTATCTTAAACGTGGTTATCTGGTGATACTCAGGGTAGAAAGCTGGCTCACCAAAGGGGGTGAGCACTACGTGTTGTTAGCAGGGATTAATCTGGACACGGGAGATGTAGAACTAGGAGATCCTAGTAAGCAGGGGTTCCGGTTAACAACCACCAATGAGTTAAGGGAAAAGATACGGAAGGTTAATGTGGCTTCTGTTATTGTAATAAGTAAATAAACTTCTTTTTTTCAACCTGTGACAAATCGTAACGGTTTTGATTTGTAAAGATACATTATGTCAAGCAATGCTCACATCTGCACCTATTGTAAGGGGTCGGGGTTCTTACCCATCAGGATACGTAGATTTAAACGTTTACACGACAGTGAACTCTACGAACAAACCCGACCATGCCCACACTGTGTAGACGGAATCGTGAACGAGGTTTGATATTTAAAAATAACTAGTTTTAGCTATATGTTTTCAGGGTTTTTATAGTTTTTTATGAAATCCATAAATGCAGTTTTTCAGCCTTATAGCTCCATGATGGTTGTCTTGTTTCCTCTGATACTGCTTTGGAGTGCTCTATTGAGTAATACTTTTTAGTTACTGCCTTTGAAAAAAGTATTACCGTTTAGCTGATGCTGGAAGGCTGAAAGGAGAAACCAGGCATTCTAAGGGGAGATATAGGTAGAAAAGCAATTATAGCAACCGCCATGGCTGCCAGTTTCTGGGTTACTGCCTGGAGAAGGCTGCATTTGCTCATATTTTTTAGGCAAAAAATAAGACTAAAAAGTGGTTAAAAGGAGCATTCTCAGGGGTTTCCAGGGGATTTTGAGCATTGGGTTTTCAAAAGTTGTAGTTTTAGGTGCTCCTAACTTATGACCACAAAGTTTATATACTATTGGCAACTACCCTTATATAGAAATACATCAACTGTATTTCTAACCCAACCGAGATTTTAGAGGTAATAAAAATGTATGACCCGACCACAACAGATATGTCAAAATTTGGATATAGAGAAAGAAAATTAGCAGCTGAATTATTAACCGCCAGCATTGACCAGGGTTTCCCTGATGATTTTGAAGATGATGGAGTTACTATCATGTTTAATATGCACTCTGGAAATGTCTTTTTCACTAATTCAGATTATCAAGTTTGCATGATGAACGGGGATAAATTAGAAAGTTTTTATATTCTCCCCTACTTTGGAGAAGAAGGCTTCAAAGAAGACTTTGAAGGTAGGGAGAAATGGGAATTTAATGAAGATGATATCGAGTTTTTAATAAATATTGGAGTTTTTGAAGGAGAATAATTCTCCTTCTATTATTTTTTATTAATGGGAGATGGTGAGAAATATGTCAATAAATAACATTTGGGATATAGAAAACAACATAAACAGCATTAAGAAAGCAATAATCCAGGCTGAAATCTACCAGCTGGAGGATATAGAAGACATCGAATACATGGTTAATGAATCGGAAGATTTCAATTATCAGATGTTAGAAGGCATTATATCCGATAAAAAATTTGGTCATCTGTGGATGGTTGCAAAAACCTGGATAATAGAGCATCTCAAAGATATTCTACCTGGGTATAATGATTATATGGTGGATGCGGTCAATCAAGGTTATACAGATGACTTTGCAGGCTTAGCAGAATTGATGGATGATTTATTCTGTGATGGTCTGGAATATCCCAGGCAATTTGTAATGTTTGACTTAGAAGGCAATCAAACAGACATCACAGATGAAGCTTACAATAACCAAGGAATCTCAGTTGAGATTTATTAAATTATTTTTTTTTAAATTTTTTTTATTATTTGGATGGTGAAAACTTAATCCATAAACTTACTTATGGAGATGGATATAATACAGCATCAAGCTTTAAGGAATCAATCAGAAAAATGTTTAACATGGTGAGATAATGCCTGAAGATATACAAGTTAGCTTTACAGCTGAAATCCAAAGAGATGGGAGGATTCAATTGCCTTCTAACATTAGAAATAAGCTTGATTTGAATAAAGGAGATGTTCTCCAATTAACTATTGATAAAAAGCTTTAATTTCTTATTTTTTTTTATTCTTTCTTTGCTTATTTTGCTTTTGCCTTCAATTATTTTCATACTTTTATGTTTTTTATCTGGTTTGCTTAATCGTTTCTTTTGTTTGGTCTTAAGCTTCCTATTTTGTTTATTTGCTTATGCTGTTGGTCTATATTTTGCAGCCTTGCAGCCTGGGAAAAACAGATTTATTTTTTTCTCCAAGGCTTCCAGGCTTGCAGCCTGGAGATGTTTCCAGGCTATTTTTATATAAAATTTTAAAAGTTATCATAAATGGACGGTTTACCCTATATGAAACAGTGATTTTATGGGTAAGGCATAGAAAAAGCCCTAATTAAGGTTTAAAGCCTTATCCATGGTGCTATCTGATAAAGTTTGAAACTTCTTTTAGCATCGAGAAAGGCAGGAAAAGCTCCTTTTAGAAAGTATTACTAAGTAATACTTTTTTCCAGCCATTAGAAGCCTTATACTGGAAATAAGGTATAAGAGAGCTTGATTAAAGTATGGAAAAGGCTGGAAATCCTTGAAAAAAAAAGGTAGGGGGGAGTTATCCCCACCCTACAAAATTTTGTTTGCTGAATTACCTACAAGGAAAAACATTCCGATACTATTATATACTATGAATAACTTATAGTACAATTAATTATCTGTTTGGGTTGTCCGTCCTCATAACATTGATCAACTGACCGTCCAAAGCTAGTTGATCAATGGGACAAACCTTTTCTAATTTTAATTATCACCTACATTTTAGTTGCTTGTTTTCTTTAACCCTCAATATTTAAATATCCTTCATGGAGCGGAACTTTATGTTTCCTATTTTTCCATTTTACATTTCGATCTCTAATTTTTTCAATAATTATGATGAAATAAAATTCATAAAACTTTATATAAGTTTTAAGTAATACATTAAATTACAAATTAATTAGTGATATAAATGAAAAAACAAAAAATGCGTCAAATAACGATAAAATTGTCAGAAAGACAAATTGAAGGATTAGAAAAAGTCGCGGAAGAAAAAGGCGATCAACCTCTGGCAGTTGTTATACGTGAAGCCGTGCATCGATATTTAAAGGATAATAATAAACTTTAACAGAGATAGCCAAGTGATAAAATGGAAAAAAAAATATTAGAAAAGATGGGCATTATACCTGTGAATAAAGACGCATTTGATATCCTTACCGCAGCTTTAAAGATATTAATCGAATATTCTGACGTAAATAGTTTATATCCCTTAAAAAATGAAAATATTTCAGTTTTAAACATTTTAAAAGATTTAAATTCTGAAGAAATAGAATATATTGATTCAAAACTTTCAGAAAATAATTTATCTATTGAAGAATGCCAAATTAAAGTCCAAAAACTGATTCCTCAAGGAGAAAGAAAAAAATTCGCTGCCTACTATACTATCGAAAGTGGCTCAAGGTTTATGGCATTAATGGTAGAGAAATATTTAAAGAAATTAGAGAAAGACAGTATTGTAATTGCAGATCCATTTATGGGGTCTGGAATGGCAATTACTCAGACTCTTGAGTTAATAGGATCCGAAAAGGTCGAAAAAGTTTGGGGAATTGAACCGCTGCCTTTACCAGCTTTAGTTGCATATACAGCGATTTTAACAGCTTTAGATGGGAAAAATCAATTAATTGAGATTGTTGTTGGGGATGCCTTTGAAACTGTTTTAAGAGACTTTTCTCCCTTTAATACTAAATCGAAATTACCAAATGCTGATGTTATTTTAACTAATCCTCCTTTTACAAGATGGAAATACTTAGATAAAAAATATAGAGAATTTTTATTAAAGATAATATCTGATTGGGGATATGAAAAATATATTACTCGAAAAGAAATGAGTTTACAAACACTTTGTCTCTACTTGTCTGATTACATATTAAACCAGAATGGCTTAATAATCTCAGTACTCCCAGTTTCTACATTTTATACAATTTATGGTAAAGGCTACAAATGGTTGTTAAAAAGTAATTATAATACATTAGGAATCCTGGAAAGTTCTTCAAGATCTTCTTTCTCAGAAGATAGTGGATTTAAAGAGGTTATTTTAGCAGCCATTAAAGGGTCTGAAGCTTCTTTCACTGTTTTTTCAGAACTTAATGATAACAGCCAAGAAATTACTGATTTTCTAATGGAGAATAATGGTTCATTTTCTAATAAATATTCACAGGATTTGTTTGACATTAACAATTTACCAAGGTATTTAAACATTAATTGGTTATCTTTATTTGGCAAACGAGATTTAAGGAATTTCTTAGTTGAAATATTTTCAGAAGGTTTTGAAAAAGGGACATTGGAGTATTGGGAAGATGCATTAGGTTCGAAGAGTATAATATGTGGTGTAGAAATGTATGGACCTGAATTCTTTTTTATCCCTAATAAATATTGGAAATTAGATAATGAAACTTCCAATAATCTAACCATATCTAATTTAGAGGATAAAACGGTTTTAAAACTGGAAAAACAATATTTTATAAAAACTTTTCGTAAGCCAAGCCTTTATGATAGCATCATTGAAAGTCCTTTAGAAAGTTATATGCTTTCCTTGCCTCCTATTGAACATAATGAATTGAATAAAGATTTACGTAATTATATTGAGTGGGGTGTGAATTCAGAAAGTGCTTTACCTGCGATTAAATCATATGGAAAATATTGGTATAGCCATGTTTACAAACAAATGTCAACTAAAAAACCGTTTGGACACATTATTATACCAGATAAGGTTGATTTAGGGTTTAAAAGACGGGGAGTATTTGCTAATTATAGTAGTAAAGAAGTAGCTGCGTCCAAAAATTTCTATATAGTTAAAGATAAGGATGAGAAAATCGCTAAAATTTTAGCAGCTTGGTTTAACAGTACATTATTCTTTTGTATATTAACACTTCTTGGTAGAAAAATTTCAAATACCTGGACCAGGCTTTTAAAAAATGATTACTTGGAAATACCATTAATCAATGTCGATACATTGAATGAAAATAAAATTAAAGATTTATGTGAAATATTTGACGAAATTTCTGACCAAAAATTAGATCCATTTTGGGATCAATTAGATGAGTCCTTTAGATTTAAGCTAGATCTAGCTGTGTTAAAAGCATTAGGTATAAAAAATCCAGAAGAAAAAGTTAAAAAGATGTATAAAATATTGAAGGACACTAATAACTAATTATACAACTTTTTATAAGAAAACATTTATATTCCATCCCTACAAAAAAAGTCAGTGATGGATTTAAAAGATGATGAAAAATTAATCGAATTTTTCCTTGAACGCGAAAGCAAACCCAAAACACAGACACAATACTACGTTCACCTTAATTACTTTATAAAACATGCTGGAGATGATGGATTTTGACGTCATCTCCTGTTTTTTTAAACGAAAAATTCTCCGGGTTAGTTAATAATAGAATTGATATTTATTCTGATTTTTTGAGGGATAATGAGATATTTAATTGTCCTTTATCATCTATTTCACAATCCCAAACGACTATATCTCCTTTTTTTGCAGATAACCAATCTACAAGTGGTTTGGGGATGGTAGTCATTAAAGACTGGTGGGAAATACCTATTTTAGTTTCATATTTCATTTTCATACCTTTTTGTATTTTTTTGAATCTATACTTATATTCTTTTTTTTGTATATATATATGTTCTTATGTTAGTAGGTACATTCGTATAGATACATTTATATACAACCTCTTACACAGTACTATTGTAAGTACATTTGTAAGTACATACAAGGAGAAAACAATTTCTTTTTTTAAAGTTTTCTCCTTCCCTTCTGCACGCGTGGGAGGGAGCAGAAAACGGAAGGAGAGATAAGATATGGATATAATAGAAAATGGGCCAATGCGTGTAAACCAGATGGCCTTACGTCAAGCAACCATCCAAAAAAGACAGGAAGACTACAACAACAATCCGTACATCCACGAAAACGATTACATACGAAGCATTAGACATGATTACCCCCTTGAAATCGAGATAAGAGAGTTCAGTCAGGAAGAGTTTGAAAACCTGCGAAACTTATCACACCACATTAGAGAACACTTCTTTTTTAAATATTACCAGGTCATGGATGAAGCCATAGCCCACCATTTAGGAGGCTTAGAGTGGCATGATGACCAATGGATGATAGAAGCTATTTTATACAATCTTAACAGGCTCCTATCGGAGAAAGGCCCGGAACCAACTGATGATGACTTGAAAGATTACATAGAATCTCATAGTTTGGATCTGAAATGGCATCCTGGAGCTGTTGAGCAAGCTTTTTTGAATATGGGTAAACGATTACAGGAGGGTTAAGGTATGAGTGATGAGATATTAACGCCGTTCCGGCGGAATGATTTTAAATGGGCTGGTAAAGCAAAAGAAGAAAATGTATCGTTGAAGATGCGTTTTAAGCAGGCTATGGCACGGTTGAAGGAGTCTGTACGGTTTGACTTGGAAGAAGAAGAATATGAGGAGAGTGATTAAATATGGCTGGATTGGAACAACCAAACACCGGGGGAGAGGCGAATCCTGTTTTTATCTTACAGGTCGCTTTTATAATTGTTTGCATCGTTTTCCTGGCTTGCCTAGCCTTCGGAGGGATTATAGGATGAACGTGGTTAATTTCAACAGTGAGGACTTGGAGGTTGCCCTGGCACTTGCCCTGGCGGGTGTGTGTTTGTGTGGGGGGATAATGTTTGGTGTTTATGGTGTTTATTTACTCATCACCGCTCTAATAGGTGGTGGGCTATAGATTCCCTTTTTTTGGCAGGATAGGATTTGATAGGAGATGTCAAAACTAAAAAAAATCAACCCCTTGTTAGAAAATCAATAATATATATTCTCTGTTATTGTAAATGGCACTCTTATAAATCCCCTGAACCCAAAAGTGGGAAATTTAAAGATTTGAGGTGAAAAAGAAAATGGCTGAAACAAAAAGCGATGCTGTAACGGATATAGATGATTTGCTTACAGCGTATAATGAAGTACAGAAAGAGTTAACGGAAGCCCGCCGGTGCTGGAGGGAAGAGTTCGACAAAAGAAAAGCACTCCAGAAACAGTTCGACAGCCTCGGACAGGGAACAGGATTCCTAGACGTTGAAAAACTATCACATGACCTATACGAAGCTGAAAAATGCGAATACACTCGACAAGAGAAAATCACTGCTTTAAACGATGAGTTGTACCGGGCGAAAGCTGAAGGAAAATATAAGATTGATAACCTTGTTTTAGGTTACCTAAACGATAAAGAAGGTATGAAAGAAGCTGGTTACACACGTAAACCAGACTATGAGAAATATCTACGAAACGAACTCTTAACAGAGGATATAAAGGAGATTGAAGACGGTTACAAGAAACTTACAGAGAAGATCGAACAGTTGAAACAGGACAGCAAAGCAGCTGCAATTGATATGAAAAAACTGAAACGTGATTATCAAAACCGGCTTGTGTTTGCGGAAATCAACAAACGACCAACCGTACCGTGTGAATGTGAAGAAAACGACAAACCGGCTTTTAAAAGCCCGGAAGAAACGATAAAGGTGATATAAATGAGCACACTAAAGGATAAAATGGCTGAAAAAAAAGCTGAAGCGATAGAAGTAGAAAGCGACAACATAGACTTCATAGGAACCGAAACCGACCCCGAAACCGGAGAAGAAGTCGAAAAATTCGTATGGAACCCCTTCAAAATAGGTCATGAAATAGAAGGACTCGTCCTGGGAACTGAAGAGCGAAAATACGGAGACCAACTCCTGATCGTAGTCGATGATGGGAGACAGGTACTTCTACCTGCACACACTGATTTAAAAGGAAAAATTAAGGGTGTATATCAGTTTGATTATGTTTTCTGCGAAGTAGAACGACTAATACCAAACAGTAATCCTCAATACAGTGATAAAATCATCTACAAACTAACAATAATCCCCTCTGATGAAGTGCCTGATGAATACAAAAAAGAATACAGTGAGGGACTGGAATGAGCGACGAAATACAAAACCAAGACGAACAATGCGATAACTTACCCCTCCAAGTAGAAAGCCCCTTACCAGTGGATGTAGACGGTGCTTTAGAGTGGTGGGATGATTATCAACGCCTTACAAAAGAATTGTTAACCGATGACGATTACCAGGACGGGGAATTCAAGAAAAAATCAGCATGGAGAAAATACGGAACTGCATTTCAAATCACAGTAAAAAAAGTATCAAAAGACATACTCCGAGATGACCAGGGGAGAGTTATCACTGCTGAATGGGAAGTTGAAGCCATAGCCCCGAACGGACGCAGCATTCCCGGCTATGGAGCTTGCAGTATCTGGGATAAATCACATGAACTTGATAAAGTGGATAAAAATGGGTGTGTGACTTGTAAAGGGCCTTGTAACGGTCGTAAACACTTTGATAAACCAGAGCATGATATACCTTCGACAGCATTTACAAGGGCTTTTAATCGTGCTATTTCTGATATGATCGGGGCTGGTGAAGTCAGTGCAGAGGAAATGAGCCTAACCACCACAAAAACAGTTAAAAAGGGTAATGGTAGAACAGGGAAGGTTAAAGCAAGACAAAGACCCGGAACTGGGAATCTTAAACAGGAAATGGCAAGTAAGAAAACCCCTTCAAAGTTAAATGATGAAGATGCTGTAAACGATATAATAAACAACGCAGTAGACGCAGACTTCAAAGAAAAAAAGAAACCCAGTCCTACCAAGCAAACCAAAACAACTGATGAACCTGAAACCGTAAACATGGCCAGCGTAGACCTCACTAAAATCAAAGGAATCAACCAGGAACTGGATAAATGGATACACACAGTCGAAGACGTTGGGGCGAACAAGGATGAAGTCATAGAGGCCTGTCAGGACCTCCTCGGTGAGGATAAAATCACTCAAGACGAAGTCGGTAAGGTTAAAGAAGCATTAGGAGGGGACTAACATCTGTAACGGAATTGCCATACTTGTCTATGAGAAAAACGGCCGATTAAAAGGACTCTGCAACGGAGAAAAACATCATGATGTCCTCTGCAGGGAAGACGAAGACCTGCGGCTGGGAAAGATTGAGCCTTACAGGTTTGAACTTTATTATCCTGCGAATATTGTTTTTGACCGTGGAGCTTCATCTCTGCCTCTAGCTGATGGTTTGTTTGGTGAACAACCACCGGAGAAGGTTTTTGACGTGGCTTTTGAGGTGGGTAAGCCTTGGTTTTTCAAGCATAAACTTGATCAGTTGTATGCTGCTAACCTCGAAGATGCTAACCTCAGACGTGCTAACCTCATAGGTGCTAACCTCGAAGATGCTAACCTCAGACGTGCTAACCTCGAAGACATCATCACCAACAAATACACGGTTATGCTGAAAATCTAAGGGTTCATCCCTTTTTATTTAATT